GAGGAAAACTAGTTTGTTGTGAGTATCTCATACCAAATTCGTCTAAACATTCGGCAATAATGTTTTCTTGTTTAGTATATTCTTTAGGTGGTAAGTTCATTTTGCAATTCTTCAAGTAATGTGGGAGCCTCTAAAAACAGTGACTTCAACCCATTTAGTCCTTGCACCTTTGTTCCTTGATATGTATACCAAGCTCCAGCTTGTTCAATAACACCAGCTGCAACTCCGTCACGCATAAAGGTTTCAATAATATCTATACCCCCATCTGCTTTAAAAGGAACTACAGCAGCTTTCCAATTTTCACCACCTATTTTAGATTTATGCATTCTTACCTGCATATCAAACCCAACTGTCTCTTCTGTCCCATTTATTTTTTCTTTTATCCACCCATCTCTTCGAACTTCTAACATAGCATGAGCAAAGAAAGTTTGTCCTTGACCACCCGGCCAAGTGTTTGTAGGGCGGATTCCACCAATACTTTGTCTCATCTGGTTAATAGCAATAAATGCGGAACCATTTTTCAAATAAGGAAACAGTTTAGGAAAAGAACTGTTTACAAATCTACCTTGCCATGCCATCGGAGAGTGAGCAAAATTACCTTTTTCAATCTCTTCGGTCATTGCTGAAGGTATAAGTCCTGCGATACTATCAAGTACAACTATATCTATACCTGCCGCTAGTCCTTCTCTAACATGTCCCATAGCTTCTTCACCTGTAGATGGTTGAGCAACTAGTATCTTAGATTGGTCTACCCCACATTTACTCATCCAATCCTTATCATATGACATTTCAGTGTCTACCCACATTGCTGTTCCGCCATCTTGTTGTGTTCTAGAAACAGCTAAAGAAGAAAGATAAGATTTTCCCACATTGGGAGGACCATAAATTAAAGTAAATCTGTTCTTAGGTATCCCACCACCTAGTAGCTTATCTAGTTGAGGTAAGCCAAAGGTTATTCTTTCAACTGAATCGGTGTCCTCACCGAGAGAAAGGTTTAACCCTTTCGTCTTTAATAGTTTTTCTATTGCACTATTTGCGTCTTTATCCATTATTCTGTCTCCTACGTATTGATTCTGCCCATGAAAAGTAAGTAGCGGCTAATTCAATCAGTTCAATAAACAATTTTGTATCACTCTGTTTAAATATTTCTTTTACTACGTCACCGTTTTTATCAGTTGTTATAAGATTCCACCAAGAATCATCATGGTTCTGTTCACCATATATTTTAGTCTGTCTTTCTTTTTCAGCTAATATTGCTTCTAATACACCCAGACCAACTAAATCTTTTTTATTTAGACTCATCTAGCATGCTCTCAATCTGTGTGTCTACTTTACCTTTTATAAATTCCCACACAACATCAGCTACTTTTTTAGATTCTTCTAACTGTGGTTCTATAGGAAGTTCAGTATCTATTTGGTCAACTGTCAAGTCAACTCTACCATATTGGTTTTGTTCTAATGGACCCACTCTAAATGTAAATCCTAAATGTGCACTAACTTTTGGCATTATTGTTCTCCTTTTCTATCTCATCTTCTTGAAATATATATTTTTTTAATTCATCTATCTGTTTAGATAAAGCCGTTATAGTGTCTTGCATTGCTGCTTGCTCAACTTCCAACTTCCAAACTCTTCCTTTCAAAGGTTCTACCATATCATTCCCCTTCTAATTTGTGTTTTTGATTGTCATAATATTGTTTAGCCCTGCCAGTAAGTTCTATACCAAATCCTACACAATCACGAAGAGCTTTTAGTGCCCCACCATTACCTATATAACAGTTTGCTACGGATTCAGGGGATTCACCATTTTTCAACATGTTGTTAACAGCGGCTTGTTTTAAATATCTTCCTGCTAATTTCTTCCATTTCGGAAACGGACATGGGGTCTTTGTAATTGGTTGTTCAAATCCATCACAATTTTTAATTCCACAGTATTTTTCACCATGAAGATAATATTTGTTTTCTTCTGAAATACCTAGTATGTATAAATAGGTAAAATTATATTCTGTTCGGTCCGAAAGACCATAGTTTTTTGAAAGTTTTTTTATAGATTGAATTACCTCTGGGTCTGGCTCAAGGGTATCTTCCTCTTGAAATCTAGATGGAATTGTAGCAAAAATATTATTTACATCAAAAAGAACTTTTTCCTTGTTCCAAATGTCAGCTAACTTTTCAATATCTGTAAACAACTTTGCATCTGTTGGACCCTTTGAATGTTTTCCGGTATCTGTGGCTCTTTCGCTACCCCACCAATTGTCAACATGTGGTTTCCCACGATTTACTTTTTTACCCATGTTGCCATTTCCTTCGGACAATATAATAGCACAATTTGTTTGACCTATTTGGGTGACTAAACGTTCTTCATTAAGCAAATCATATTTTGTAGGGTCGTACTTAACAAACGGCCAATCAATAAGGTCCTCAAATGAAATCTTATTAGTTATCATTATTGTGTTCCTTATCACTAAAATGCAACAGTAACATTGCATAGTGTATTATTTTTAGTATGTCCTTACGGGGAGTGCCTTTTTTATCATATCTTGAAGCATACTTTAGAATGTTGCTCCTACAAAAAGCAGGGGCATCTCCACAAGCATCTATAAAGTCTAGTGTTTGTACTTCACCCTCACTGTAATGTTCATCGTATGTATTGTTTACATACTCTGCTATTTCTTTAATTATTTGTTCTTCGTTATACTTGCCCATTGTCTTTATATACTATCATTTTTCATACTTGTTTTCAACCCCAGCTTACCCCATCGCTATCTGTCACCGGAGCATCATCCCAATCAACAAAATCTTCAAGAGTTAGAATTTTCAACTCTTTCTTATTTGCCCACGATGGTGTACACAATTCCATATCAACTTTTAAGGGTATATCTAAAGTATTTATTTCTAGTAAATCTCGTATTGTGTAGGGTACGGTCTCTAATTCAGAGTCATGTATCTCACATATAATTTCGTCATGTACCTGCAGTAATATATTGCTTTTCTTATCTGCCAAAAAATCATCTACAACTAACATTCTTTCACTTAAAAGGTCAGCACTAGTGCCTTGTACGAGATAATTCACACCTTTATAAGCAAACTGTGGATTTATTTGATAGACTCTGCCATATTTATTCCTAATAGTTCCCACTCTTTCAACCTTAGCAACTACTTTGTCAAAGAAATCTTTAGAGCCTTTCATACCTTCAAAGTATTGTCTCTTGAATTTTCCTGCTTCTCTTGGTGAAGTGTTTAGCTGTTGAGCCAGCTTCTTGTTTCCAATCCCGTAAATAGTACCAAAGGTTATAGCTTTAGCCATCTGTCTGTAAAACTTAAATTGGTCGGAAGATTCATCAACATTAAATGCCAGTTTGGCTGACTCACTATGAAAGTCTACATCTTCTTTTTTAAGTATTTCGTCAATAGTTTCATTTCTAAAATAAGACATAAATACACGAACTTCCATTTGACTGTAGTCAAACCCAACTAATGAATACCCTTTACGTGGTACAAACAATCTACGAATAGCTATTTGGTACCTATCTGATTCATCGTAGGACTCGTCCCCAATAAAAGACCAAGTTCCTAGTACATCATCAGATAATTCTGTATCCATTGTAATTCCCTTTTGCCCCACCATAGCAGAAATTTTATCTCTTATTTCTATTTTATCTTGGTCGTTTAAATCTTTCTCCACTAGCTTAAAGTGATTCCTAGGTATATTTTGAAGGTTAGGGTCTCTGCTTGAAAGCCTACCTGTAGCTGTACCCCAATTACAAAAAGAAGTATGCATGGTATCTATCTCTAAGTAAGGCAATATATATGTAGACTTTAGTTTCTCTAAAGTTCTGTACTGCCTTATCAAGCCAGCCATTCTATGATTTATGTTAATTAAAGCTGCTTCATTCCAAGAATCTTGACCTTTAAGTGTCTTTACGGGGGACTCAATGCCCATTTTATTGAAAACTTCCCCTATTTGTTTAGGGCTAGATATATTAAATTCTTCTTCTTCGTGTTTTTTAGAAGACATGGGAAGCTCGTGGTTCCACTTTTTACGGCCGGATATATTTAAAATCTCGGTTTCAACTTCGGTCAGTCTTGAAGAAATTTGCTTTTCAACATCAAGTGCGTATCTTTTATCAACTGATATTCCACGACTCTCCATCGCATATAACACTCTTGTTAGATTACACTCCATTTCAAATATATCAATTTGTTTACTATCATGTATCTTTTTTAAGTAGTCGTTATATAATTTAGTGGTAAGCCTTACATCTTCTTGACAATATTCACCTAATATATCGGCTGGTGCCTTAGAAAAGTCTCTAAACCACCCTTTGTTAGATTTCAAAACCTTTTTAGTGTCATCATCATACTGAATAGCCTCTTGCCCGTAATTTCGTTTACCTGTAGCAGAAAGACCTAATTCTTTTATATCAGAGTGTTCAACTAAACGTACCATAACTATCACGTCTATTAGTTTTTTATCAACGACTGATAAGCCCTCTTTCTCTAAAAAATGTAAATCAAACTTTAAGTTATAACCTATATAAGATTTAACTAATTGGTTTAAAAGGGTTATTAGGCTTTGTAAAGATTCTGAGGATAGATTACCACCTTCGTGGTGTCTAAAGGGGTAGTACTGAGTTAGACCTTCGTTATTAGGTTCACCCACACCAATGCCACATATCTGATTGGTGCCGAAAGAGTCTAATCCATTTGTTTCAACATCTACAACCAAAGTCGGTGCTACCTCTAATACCGACCTCAGCTGTGTAATATTATGTTCGAAAGTTTCTTCGGTTACTGCCGCTTCTTTAGAATAATGCTTCTTCTGTATCATTAGAAGAGGCTGCATTTTTAGCTATATCCATGGCTGCGTCAGCAGAGTTACCGTATCTTTCATAGAAATAATCCTTTAGTAAAGGTAGCTCGGAAATTTCTTTTTGTTTGTCTTCAGGGATTTCATCATTTTTAGGTGTAGCTGTGATTGAATAAGAAGTCTCATACATTCCTGCACCAGTTCTTTTCATTCTAATAACACCTTTGTTCAATGCACCCCAATCATTATAAACATCAACTAATTGATTCCAAATATAGTCACTTCGTCCAAAAGACAAAGAAATTATACGGAAGTCATTAATATCTTCTTTATACATTTTCTTTCCTGATGGGCCTTCTATTTCTACCCAGTCATCATTTCGTTTTTCTAAATGGATTATATTGTGAATATATGCCCATATAGCAAACTTGTGAGAGGGTCTAACATCTTCGGGTACGATTGATGTATCGACTCTATCATCTTTTAGTAAATTTACTAATCTTGTGCCGGCTCTAAAAACATACAAATATAGTTCATCTAAATATTTGTCATCATCAGACCCTGTAGCTACAGAAGATAGGAATACTTGGTCCCCATCTCTAAACCAAATCTCTTTACCCGGAGTAAAAGTAACATCCGGTCTTCGAGACTCTTCTCTGCCTTGTTGTATTCGTGTAATTCCGCTCATTTATTATTCTCCTTATAATAGGACTTTGCTATTCATAACCTTGTGTAATATGTCAACGTTATCTATTTCCTGCACGTCCTTGTATTTTTTTGGAATGTTTAAATATGATATCAAAAACCTATCATCAATGTCAAGGGTAGCCTTTGATATTCCTTTTCGTCCTGCATCATCATTATCTAATGCAAGAACTACTTCGTGTGGTTGTAACTTACCTAGTAACTCTATCTGTGTTCGAGAGATACTTGCTCCTAAAATTGCTACACTTGGGTAACCATGTTGACTTAACCACATACAGTCCAAGGCACCTTCTACTAAGTATAAAGTATCTATGTTTTTTATTTTGTCCATACCAAACAAAGTTTTAGACTTAGCAAATCCTTTGGAAAACAAATACTTAGGAATAGCTTGAGTTCGGCGGGTTATCCAACCTATAGTTTCTAGCTCTAAATCTTTTGCTGGAATCATAAAGTCTAAAAAATTGTTAGTTTTACAATCCCAATCTAAAATAGTTTGTTTAGTAAACCCTCTTTTATATATCCAATGATTGTCTGGAATATCTGAAATAATTTCGGGTTTTTGATAAGGGAGTTCTTTGGAAACTTCTTTTTCCTCATCCCCAAAGAAAAGCGGGTTGATTTCGAGCACACTAGAATCTAATTGACCACCAATGTCTGCATCTATGTCAGCCCAAGATTTACCTGTAAATTTGTGAATAAAGCTTTTTAGTCCACCCTGTCCACATCCTGCAAAGCAAATCCAAGCTCCCTTATCTAAATTGATTGCACATGACTCTTTTCTATCTTCATGAAAGGGGCAATGTATTACAATCTGTTCTTCATTTGGAATGTCCACCCCATATTTAGTTAATATAGAGTACCAATCTACCATTATCTATCCTTTTTATTTTTTCTTAGAAATAGAACAACTTCATTTCTATAACCATTTTCGTCTGTAGCAATTCCCTTTCGGATATCATCTACGGTTATATCAATAATAGGTCTTCCATCTCCTTTGCTTCTAGTAGACTTTACAACGACACCACTGTCATCTTCACTACCATTGAGCCAATCAAAGATTCCCATAATAAACCTCCTGTTTAAAAATCTCCTCCCCCGTCGTATTCGGGTAATTCTCTTATGTCACCATTATTGACTGACCACTCCATATAGGTTGTGTCTCTTGGCAATTCACCGTCCCGATATTTTTGGAACTGCACTAGTCTTTTGGTGTCAGCCGCTTTTTGCATAAGCGATGAAGCATCAACTGAATCATTCGCCACAGCACACATAGCTATTGCTACATCAGCAGCTCTTATCAAAGCATCTCCAAAGGCTACTTGGTCCGCTCTAGGGGGAGTAAACATGTTAGATGCATCCCTCGTAGCTTGCGTAGATACCATGATTGGGGTATTTGTTGCAGTTGCTAGGTTCTTCAATCCATAAAATAATGCATGCGATTGTTCCCAAGCAGCTTTTTTTGAATCACTAGTAGCTACCAAATAAACCCCATCAATAACTACAAATTCAGGATTATGTTTTCTTACTAATCCTGCAATTGATTCCAAACTTATTCCCATTTGACCTGAAATGTGGTCACAAACTAATAGGGATTCTGTATCCGACTCTTTCAAAAACTTTTCGTATTGTTCTTCATCTATAGGTTCACCATGTCTCAAAGCTCTATGGGAAAAGTCATAACCCATAATTTTAGATAAAACAACATCAACTCTCATGTTAATTGCTGTTTGAGGCATTTCAGTTGAAATCAACAGTGTACGAAATCCTTTACTCACCGCAGTTGCGGCGGAATGTACACACATCCATGTTTTACCTATTGTAGGTCTTGCAAACATAGCAACTAACTCACCGGGCATCCAACCAACCCCAGTAGAATTTATGGTTTTAAAACTCGTCGGTACACCCATAAGTCCATCACCCATCTGCCTTCGTTCGGTTCTTTCTCTCCACTCAGATAATCGAGTAGTATCACCTTTGTCATATGCTTGAACATCTTCATCATATATAACTTCAATATCTGTCAAACCCACCATCAAATTTGTTATGGCCTTTTTAGGGTTCTCATTAATTAAGTTGACTTGCTGATTTACAGCTTGACGTACTTTTCTTTGTAATAAATGATTCTTAAATTCTTCTAAAGCATAGTCAAAGTTTACTGAATTAGCCGTCTTGTCCAATGTTGGAAAGTTCTCGGCTAAAGATTCCGTAGACGGAAATTCTCCATACTTATCAAAATGTTGTAATACAAACGTATATGCATCACCATGGATAGCAAAGTCTTTTGCAGTATGTTTGAACGACCGTAAATTTAATTTTGTGTCAAGATTGAAAATTAGAGCAGACTCTATATATTCAAAACTAGCCATCTGTATCTCCCGTAGTACTATATAAAACTCTATTATTATTAGAATATATATAGTATATTACATCAGACGTATTAAGGTTGTCAATTTCCTCTTTAGCTTTTTTAAAGTCTGCAAAGTAACCAACGGTCCAAAAATCTTTTAGGTCCTCAGAAGAAGCAATTACTCTATACTTTTGTTCCTCCACTACCTCTCTTTTTTTGTTTTGTTGCTTTCTTATTAGTCCTCTTTCTCTCCTTATCATCCGCCTTGGCATTTGCCCACTCCTTTAATTCTTTGAGTATTAGTTTTTTTTGTGTTCTTTGTGTAGCTGATGGGAACCATACCGCATCTAAAACTAAATAATGTCTCCATAGTTTCTTTACTTTAGGGGTTCCCCACCTAGTTACAGCATAATAAATAACAGGATTATACGAAGTAAGATAATATTTAATCCCAGCCGCAAAGTAAGGTATTGTTACTGTACTATCGTTGTTAATAATACAATTTAAAACTGAACAAGCTACTTGAGCAGACCCGTATTCGTCTAGTATATTGCGTAAGGAATGCATTTCATTCCCAATCCACCCAGAACCTTGATATTCTAAGTTGTGTTTTTCTTTATATAAGGAACTAAAAAGTTCATAAATATCTTTTGCGTTAAGCTCATCAAATTTCATCGGTCTCAGCTAGTAAATCTGTAAATTTTTCTCTTATTGAGTGTCTTACTTTATAAGATGACTCTCCAAGCTTTTTGGTTATTTCGTCCATGGTTAAACCTTGCAACTTATAAAATACAAATTCTTTTTCGTTAGGGTGTAACTTTGGATTACCGTATTCGTCGTTAGTATGTATCAGTAAATCAGTGTCCACTTCTTCGTACTCCTTTGCTTCTTTAGACATAATTTTTGCTATCTCAGATGTATAGAATCCTGTATCAGTTGTATCGTATGGATTGTTGTCAATACTAACAAAATTAGGATGTCGTTGAGCTTTAGTAATTAAGGTTCTGATAGTGTTTATCAGTGAAGTGTGTAAGTAAGTATGAAAAATAGCACCCTTACTTTCATCATACTTTTTTGCGGCTTTCATAAGAGCAATCCGAAGTTCTTGAGCAACATCTTCTCTATCCATGCCTGCAATATAGGTATTCCCAACCATTTTCATGATTTTAGGTTCCCACTGTAATATTAAATCATTATTAATTTGCATAATTTTTAATGTTTTTATTTTTATCCCTACTGGGATTTATTACAATGTACTATTATTATATCATATTTTTAGAAAAATACTACGAATTTCGTTTAATTTTATAGTTAATTAAACCGATTGCGTCTATGTTGATGAAAACATTGATGTGAACAGTAGTTTTTTTTGTAACCTCTTTTGTACTTATGAATTATATCTGCTCTTTTTCTATAAAAAGGTACTCGACAATAAGTACATGTAAGTTTTATATTGTAATATTGGAAGTAACAACTGCCTTTATGAACTAAGGTTGTGCTTATTTCTTTACAGTGCAGGCAGTATTTAACATCTTTTTGTCTTTTCGCCCGAACAGTAGGAATATCATTATCAAGTAAGACTTTAGAAACATATTGACGGGAGACATCAAAGGCATCTCCTATTTGTTGTAAAGTGTCGTGTGGGTTATCGTATCTATATTGTATGATTTTAGAAATCATCTGTCGTTTTGAGCGACAACTCATAAGCTTTTACTTTATTACTTATTAAGTCTTTCCAATATGTAGATAAAAAATTAGCATCTATAGTAGCCGAAGAAGGGTTTACTGATAGTCCTCCTTTTATATAGCCAGAAGCTGCTTCAACTCTATCCCATTGAGCTTCTGTAAATGTTACTGTTATTGTAGTATCCGCCATTAGTTATTCTCCTTTAGTTTTTCTATTTCTTCTTTTAGTTTTTTTATTTCCATTAATAATAACACTGATATTCGGTCATAACTTATAGAATCTGGTTTTCCTTCTTCATCGTAAATTACTATTTCTGGGAATAATTCGTGTACTTCTTCCGCAATTAAACCAAATCCTTTTTTACCTTCATCCCCTTCTTTTGAATTTTCATTGTTTTCATATTCTACTGGTCTCATGTCATATATTTTAGACGATTCTAGAGCAGCATCCACAATATTCTTTTTATATCGCTCTGAAGATGTATATTTAAAAATTAATCCATTGGTATCCCCATGTAAAACAGTACCCGCACTTCCACTTGAAGTCATAGATGTTTGTATCCCGTTCGAATATATAAATACTCTTGCAGCCCCTGCTGTAGAAAATCCTATTGAGGGAGCTACGCCTGACCTAAAAATACCTGTATCTGTATCAGCACTAAACACGAATCCCGGGTCAGATGCATCACCATCATCAGCATAAACTTGTTCACCTGCAACTTTAGTAGATTGCAATATAGTCGGGCGTGTAGTCATCCTTACATTTTTACTTAACTCAACTACTGCGAAAGGTACATCATAATTTACTGTCGCTATTATTTTGTAATCTGAGTCATTATTTTCTTGAACTAAAGCAGCATAATCACCATCATCTATTGTTGTAAGCTCTCCACTCCCTTTTTTGTAATAAATATAATATTTTCTACCATCTGAATTTAAACTTTCTAAACCCGCTGTAGTTCCGCTATTGAATGCAAGCTCTTCAAAATTCACTAATACTTTTCCAGCAGTCCAAGTTACTGTAGATGAATTAGTAGATGTGAACTGAAAGGCTGTTCCTCCTGTATTTTCTGCTATACCTGTAATTACAATATTAGGGTCTGCTGAAAATTCCGGGTCGTCTGGTAAATCATCTTGTTTATCCGCCTCCTCAACTACATTAGCTAAAGGTGAAGCTGAATAGCCCGATGGCATAAAAGCAGATTTTTGTATAAGATTATATCTAGTGCTTGTTCCCCCAGTACCTTCAATATATTCAGTCCCTGTAACAGTCATTGTTTCATCATAATCTTGGACATCACTTCTAACTCTTACATTATCCCCAGCCCTTACTGGAATATAATATCTTAACGTAGAACTTGTAGATACACTTCCTGTAGACCAAGTAACTTTTACTTTTGTACCACTTACCCAAGTTGCATACCCATACGTACTTGTAGGTAATCCATCAGAATCTAACTCATTAATTGTCATACCTGTACGGAACCCATATTTAGTTAAATCTACATTACTATCATATATAGCTGCCCCACTTGTGTGTTCCGCAGCTGAAGTAGAATTTTGAGCCCTAGTAGCAGTAATTAATATTTTACTGTTAACTGCAGTAATAGCAAACTCTTCACTATCTATTTTTATACGTTGACCTACATACATACCAGTAGAGTCAGTTACACTAATATCTGTTTCACTTGTATCTAGGCCTTCATTTAAAGTACCTGTTAAAAGAGTATTACCAACTGTTATTTCAGCCGTCCCCGACCCTGATACAGCACTTGGAACATTATCAATATAAAAATGTGCTGGATATAAGGTTTGAATATCTGCTCGAACAGCGGGGGTTTTTAATTTTAATAACTCTGCATAAATTATTTCTCTTATTGTATCTGGGTCAACAATTCCAGAAATAGTCATTTTTTTCGTTTTTCTTACTCCATTATTTATTAGTGGTCTAGCATTAAGAGCAAGGGTAAAACTAGTTCCACCATTAACTCCATAAAAACTATTAATAGGGGGTTGGGAAGAATCTGTCCCCCAAAAAGCTAAAGGAACTTGTCTGTCTATATCAGACACAATCATATATGCAGGCTCGGCAGGAACACCCCCTGTTGCTGTACCACTCACATTATTTGTTCCTGAAGATAAATATTGTATTCTACCTAAACCAACACTTCTTACAAAAGATGTTTGACTGGGAGTACCAGCTGTAGTATCATTATGACCTCGTTGAACAGTTATTTGTGTAGCACTATCTATAGAAGTTATAAGCATTTGCTCAGTGGTAGGTTGTCCCAAAGTTATTACTTGCCCTACATAAAGAAAGGAAGTTCCCTGATTAGTGCCTGAACCACTGTTATTCAATGTAAGAACCGTATCTGTAGTACTAAGATTACCACCACCCATATTTAATGCCCCAACTAGTCCCGCAAATGGTTCAGCACTATCTGCAAATTGTAAGTTAGTCGCTTGTATCCCACCTGATAAATTTTTTCCGGGATACTGAAAATTAGGGCTTGTAATATTATAAACTTCAAACAATTCAAAGTTTACCGTGTGTTTACTTGTTAGAGCGTCCCCACTAGTTCCTCTTGAAGTTGAGTTAAACTCAACAGTTAAATCTGTATAAGTTTCAGATTGAGGCTTATGTATTTTGCTTTGTCGAACAGGTATTTGTCTCCCCGTTTCAACAAATTGTCCATTTGTGATTGTATCCGGAGATGGGAAATGCATATTTAATCCAAAAGCGGCTGGCCCTAAAGTTTCACTTGTTGGTCGGGTTCCTCTTTTAAAATAATCTAAAAATGATTTAGGCAAGGCATTTCCAGTAGATGTTATATTAGGTGATGCATAGTAATCATATCCAAATTCATCTTGGTCTGCTGAAGCAGCATAGTGTGGTTCAGCATTTGAGTGCTCTCTTATATGATTTAAAATTGACTTTTTACCTTGAGATGCTAATTTTAAGAGCCCGTTTTTGGGGTAGTTTCTAACAGACTCTGTCCATCGGTCATCTACTGCTTGTAATATAGCTTTGTCTGAATGTGTTGCTGCAGTTGTGCCTCTGTACTCTCTTTCCACAGTTATAGTAGTTTTATTAGTAACAGCTGTTACCAACATCTCTTCACTGTCTACTTTTAATATTTGTCCCACATACATCCCTGTAGAATCAATTACAGTTAGTTCTGTTTCACTACTATCAATTGCTTCATTTACTTGTACAGATGGACCAACGTGTCTAATGTTTTCTGACTTTCTGTCTAGGAAAGATTTGATTAATCCTCCTCGACTTCCATATGGAGTTTGAACTTCTTGAGATTCTGCATTTATCGGGGCATCTTTGCGACTATATTCATATACAGGTGTTGCTGCTTCAGACATTGCTGCTCCACTCGAGTGTGTGTCAAACTCTCCATTAACGCCCCGCACAACATCTATAGAAGTATCACTATTAATTTGTGTAATAATCATATCCTCATCATTACTCGCAAAAGTTATACGCATACCTCTAAATAATTCACTAGTATCAGTAACAGTAATTTCTGTTTCACTATTGTCTAAATCTTCATTTAGTGTTGCTACTAGTGCTCTATCATTAGCGATTTGTCTAAAAGATGTGTCGCCTAATGTGTTTTGAGCTCTTAACTCATGTAAATAATCAACTGCTTCTATAACGAGATACATTCCGTCACTAACAGAAAACTCGTCTTCAACAGATGTGGTCACACCATAAAAATAAATTTCACCTGAACTGGTGTCTCTAATTTTAAGAGGTGTAAAATTACCTAGAACACCTGTAAAAGGTCCTTTAGCGGAAGCCCCCGAGTTCGCTTGGGGGTTTGAAGAATTGTTTATAATAGTTGCTACGACTCGTCTAGAAGTCCCGGCTGTGTCTACTATACTTAAATCGAACAGTTGACTAACGTTACTTGAATCGTCAAAGTCTTCCCAAGAATCACCATCCCAGTATGATACCATTGATTTAGTTGCCACAATTTACTCCTTTTACGATATGCCTGCTCGCCATTCAGCTACAAATTGAATGCTAAATGCCCATCTATCTTCTAACCCCGGGGCCTGAGAAAATTGAAATTGAGTTACAGCAACTTTATATATACCACCACCAGTTGATGCTGTTGTACCACTTCCTGAATAATCTGGAGTTGTAGCATCACCGACTTCAAGCTCTAAATTAGCACCAGTAGACCACGTTAATAACTTGCTTTCTAAATAATTTTTATATGGAATATAATATGTTTGACCTTGTTCAGTAAACTTTTCCATATTAAAAAAAGCATTAGCTGTTGTGTTACTTAGGTCACCACCAATATTGTCCATAATGCCTGATATAGTAATAGTAGGTCTTGATTGACCTAAATCAATTATAATCGGAGAAGCACCGGGTAGAGGTATTTGAATAGGTTGTCTACCATATGATAACGATAATTGGTCTACTTTTAAAGCTAGCCTGTCTGTTGCCCCTGAGTTTGTTCCATCTCGAAGTAATACTGATAAATCTGCCATTATCCAAGCTCCTCGCCACCCATTAGCATTCTGAATTGTTCATTTGTTCCGTGTTCAGTAGCGTTATAGCCTCGGTAAACATCGGCCCCACCAAACTTTAGGTCTAACTGAGCAAACTTGTTGTCTCCATATACTTTTAACCCATCCGGTCCAATTACACCTTCTAGTTGAGAATTTAATTTTACAAGTTGCTCATCTATTTTAGCTTCGGCCCCTTCTAAAAGACCTACTAACCCATCAAGAGGAGTTTGTATTAGTGCCGCTACCCCAGCGAATGGTTGAAAAGGACCTCCCATCAGCTTAGGAAGAGGTATAGTTATATCACCAATAAATCCCCAAACTTTACTAAGAAATTCAAATAATTCTTTATAATACATTATTGGTAGTTTCAACAAATTAAGACCAGCTATTTTTAGTCTAGTCCCAAAAGTTTCTTTAAAATCGTGGAAGCTTGCTCTTATTTTAGCAATAATACCATCTGGACCTGTAAGAAAAGACATACCTCCTTTGACTGCAAGCATTACACTAATCAAAGGACCCATTATTGGAAGCATTTTTAAAACCCCAAGTATAGCAGAACCGGGGTCTCTCATAACACGTCCTTGTACTTTTAGAACCGACCCCATCGTTTTAATTATAGGAACTACTACAGGAATTAATGGTAATAGTGCCATATCTATCATAGCACCAATTATTTGAAATATTGAACCTACTACACCGGTAAAAATTTGAGATTGTTTTAACATAGAGGCTATACCAAAACTAACTCCGGTTATTTTAGACGCAGCTTTTCCTCCGTCTGCTGTTAACTTTAACAGTTTTGAAGGACCATTAATAAGAGAGTGCTTTATTTTTTTGTCCATAGCCGCTTTTGGAGCTTGGGCAAGAGAACGCCCTTGGTCAGCCCCGCCACCGTATTTACTAGCAGCCTCTGATAGCATAGGTAATATATCTATAAGTGCATCAGCCATTTAAAACTTCATACCTCCTAAATTAGGCATGCTTGCTTTGCTAGCCGCCATTGTTCTTGCATATTCATCATTTTCTCTTTGTTTTATTGCCATTGCTACCCCCAATATTAAGTCTATTTCATCACTACTCATCTCTTGTATGGCTTCCCAACTAACTCCTGTTTTCAGAAGCTGCAATGTACATAACCAGTGATTGAATAAAACCGACTCATAACTAGTTATATCCGCTGCCCCTTGCAGGAAAGCCATTACCCTTTTTTTATTTTATCAGCAGCAGCGTCAGCATCAAATGCTTGTGGTACAAGAGCTTCTAAAGCCGCCCCCAACCTTGAATCAATGGCTACTAAAAAAGACTCTGTAGTTGGCCCCCATGGAGCCTGCACAATCATCTCTTTTAAACACTCTTTCATATAATAATCACCATCAAAAGAGTTGTTGCCACCACCATCAATCTTCAAACATCTAGAAACTATTTTGTTTCTTCGACTCCAAGACAACGGTCTCATAGTAACTGTAAACTCATCCCCTGTTTCAGGAATAGTTACTGTCTCCTCATAAGCTTCTCCTGAAAGTTGATAGTTTGCTATATCAAACTTTGTACTTTTCTCTGCCATTTAGGCCTCCTATTCTACTGTTTTATGGATATACTGGTACGCTATCCACTATTGTTATTCTTAAACTTCTAAACACCATATCCAAATCTACTTGAAATGGATTATCACCTGTTATGCTGTGAGGTGCTGAGTTTATAAAAATACCTTGTTTATTTAATTGGTTTGTGTTGTCGGTACCTTCTGTAGGACTACCCACCCCGCCACTATCAGCAGGCGGTATGTCTATAGTTATAGAATCGTTAGTTCCTCTCTCAAATTTTAAACTAGCTGTAAAACCTCTTCTGTAAACACTTCCTCCACCAGCACCATAATCACCTTCTAATAGTAATTGTCTAAATAATTCTAAAGCACTATCTTGGGCCGCATTGGTAACAGACGCTGCAGCTGTATTGTCAGCGTCTGGTAATACTACACTAGCTGACATAGAATATTCTCTAGGTCCTTCTTTTATTTCGTGAGGTCCCCTTGCTCTTGCACCCTGTTTACCAATATAATATCTTGGTTCTTCTCCGTTTGAAATAGATAAAGAAAAACTTCTTATTCTAGCAAACTCTTGGCCAAAGAATTTTATAGTTCCTTGAGAAAAATAATATGGAGAAGTTGTCGGATATCCAGTACCATCATTAACTGCTGCACCATTGTGACTAGGTTCTCCTACATCGTCTGAATCAATAGCTTGCATCAATCCATATCTTGGCATGTTAGCAGCTATACTAGCCCCATAATAGTCATCCCCCGAAGCATCACCAACGGTTTTTTGGTTTTGTTGGTTGTGTATCATGTTTAGAAAGTTTACACTGTCCCAAGACATAGTAAGCATCCCACCCTCTTCAGCTGCTATTGTAGATGAACCTATCATTCCTCCTACGTATCTTCTATCAAAGTTTTTTGCGGCTGTTTCTGTACTGTCTTTCATATGTACATGCCATGAAACCGTATCTAAATCAACAGCTTCTTCAATAGTGTGTGTATAAACGCTTGCAGTTGTACATTCTCGTACTGCTGTACTGGTTGCGTGGTCAAAACTTAATGGGTAATTCAATTTAACTCTACTACTTATAATATCTACTATTCTTCTTACTTCAGCAGTAGAATTTGAATCATCACTAGTATATCCAATAACAATATAGTCACCATCTACTAAATTTGTAACAGCATTTAGAAGAATATAAACGTCACCTTTTTTTACGGCTCCATTAAGAGTAAGTCCAGTACTACCACTTGTAGAACTAGCTATTGGAAAAGTACGAACGGTTCCTATTGGGAATCTTAAAGGCCACCCATTAAGTAGGACAATACCTGACACACCACCGGACAATGTTTGTTGTCCCGGATAAAATACCGAAACGTTTCTTTTAGATGTAGTGCTAAGAAATCTTCTTCCCTCAACACTCATCTCTGGGTCTGGGGTATCAAAAGTCTCATATACACCCGGAATAAAAGTTAAAAATTTATTATTGTCCCCATGTCTGGTAACATCACCTTCGTCACCTAAGCCATCTACTTCATATACTACTTCATCATCATCGTGAAAAAATGCAGTTGGTCTGTCTAGTGTAAAAGTATTAGTAGAGCTACCTCCAGCAGAAGCCATCGATTCAATACGTCTAACTTCGTGCTCCACAACAGTAGAGGCATAGGTAGATTGAACAGTACCAATTCTTATGAAATCACCTACTACAAAAGTGTTACTAATACCATTTACAGTTATACTTCTACTACCCGCTGGCAACCCACTTGCGTGGTCTAAAAGCCCGTTAGCCGGTGAAGAAGAAACTGGATTCCCCTCCATCATTTCAGGGTCTGCTCCTTGTGCTGCTTCAGCAGCGAATGTTAATTGTGCTTGGTCGCTTCGATATACTCCCATAATGTTTTACTCCATGTTTTAATATCGTATATTTATATTATACTTATTTTTACGAAGTTTCTAGTAAAACCCCGTTATTTTCTAATTGTATCTGAATTGTCCCTGTCCAGACATTTGCTTGTTCCCCAACTTCTTCATCAAAAGTTGTAAACATTTGTCGTTGAAAATTAGTTAGTGAATGCCTTCTAGCGTGCATAATTCTACGCACTTCTTGCATCAAATTGTATAGTCTTTGTCTACTTGTTAAAGTAAACAACTCTAGTTCAACATTATAGAATCTGTTTCCATATTTGTGATTACCTAGAGGTACTTCGTCAAAGGCTGGGTTTGAAGTTCTTCCTATTATGTGGTCTCCTGCATTTAAGTCAAAACGATATGGTTGACTTTCACCATTTACGGTGGTCAACGAAGGTTTTGTTACATTGGATGCGTTCCACTGACCATTTAAGTCAGACATAACA